CACAACAAGGTCAATTGTTTGGGATAACTTAACTAATTTTGTGGGTAGTAAACCGCGTTTGGTGGGTGGCTAATGCTAAATGCCACGCTTGACTGGGATAAGTACGGACGCGATGTATTAGCAGGCAACATTGTTGTTTGCAAATGGACACGATTAGCGGTTGAACGCCATTACCGGGATTTGCAAAACGCCCACGAGCGCGGCTTGGTGTTTAGTGAAGAACACGCCCGCCATGCTTTACGCTTCTTTGATTTTTTAAAGCACAGCAAAGGCAAGTGGGCAAGACAGCCGTTTATATTGTCAGACTGGCAAGCGTTTTGGACGGCTTTAATGTTTGGCTGGTTGCGGTTTGATGGTACGCGCCGCTTTCGCAAGGCTTATTTTAGGGTTGCGAGAAAGAACGGTAAAACAACTTGGATTGCTGGTATAGGTTTGTATTTGTTTGTAGGCGATGGTGAAGCAGGTGCGGAAGTTTTTACGGCTGCTACCAAGTTGTCGCAAGCAAAATTGATTCATGTTGAAAGTCAAATGATGGTGAGACAGTCACCTGATTTGGCCAAACATATTACTAGCCAGCGCGACAATTTATTTATTGCAGGTACGTCTTGTAAGTATGTGCCTTTGGGCGCGGATGCTAAAACAGAGGACGGCCTTAACCCTCATGGCGCACTCATTGACGAACTTCACGCGCATCCAAGCCGAGAATTGTATGACGTAATTGACAGTGCAACAGGCGCACGTGAACAGCCATTAATGCTGATGATTACGACAGCAGGTTTTGGCGGACTAGAAACAATATGCCGCGTTGAAGATGAATACGTCAAAGGCATATTAGAAGAAACGATTGAAGATGATAAATACTTAGGGGTGATTTATCAGTTAGATGAAGTTGAAAAACTTGGCGATGATGACGATACAGACGAAAAGTCTGACGACTGGCAAGACGAAACAAAATGGATTAAGGCTAATCCAAATTTAGGCGTATCGGTCAACATTGAAAAGTTGCGTGAAGCTGCAACAAAGGCCAAACAAGACCCTTCTGCATTAGATAACTTTTTGACTAAGCATTTAGATATGTGGGTTAAAGGGGCGCGTAAGTGGATGCCCATTAAGCAATGGAAAAAATGCGCGGTTAAGTATGAGTTGCAAAGTTTTGAACAAGCCAACTTGGTTATTGGTGGTTTGGATTTAGCCAGTGTTAGCGACTTATGCAGTTTAATTTTGATGGCAACGATGCCGAATGGAAAAAAACGCATTTGGGGCAAGCACTACTTACCAGAAGATAGGGCATTAGATAGCCACAATAAAAATGCAGCACTGTACAAGCGTTGGGCAGATCAAGGCTGGTTAACTTTAACATCAGGTAACGTGACTGATTACGCTTATATTGAGCGTGATGTGTTAGCACTGAAAGACAGTTTGAACATTCAAGAAATTGCGTTTGATAAATATAACGCGACTCAGATTGTTAATAATTTGCAGGCCGAAGATGTGCCAATGGTGGAGTTTAGGCAAGGCTTTTTAAGCATATCGCCTGCCATGAAGCAATTAGAGATTGATATTTTAACAGGCAATATCGAACACCCTAATGACCCTGTAATGAATTGGGCGATGAGTAATGTGGTGATGGTTCGTGATGCGGCAGGCAATCAAAAACCCGATAAAGAAAAATCAATTGGCAAGATTGACCCTGTGGTTGCGTTGATTATGGCGGCAGGCAGAACGGCATTATTTACCGAAGATATACCTTCTTCTATTACTGTATTTTAATTATGAAAAAACGACACGCTAAAGCAAGACGTAAGCCACTTGTGCAAAACTCGACTTCTACTAATTTAAGTATGTCTAGTTTTAATGAGTTTGTAACAGGTGGCGTTAGCACCGCAGGCGTGTACTTAAACGAACGCACTGCATTAACGATTAGCGCAATCTTTGCGTGTATTCAATTGATTGCAGGCGCGGTGGCTAGTTTGCCGTTGCCTGTGTACCGCATTGCAGCCAATGGTGATCGTGAACGGGTTGACCATGCAAACAGTTGGTTTGTAAATCAACAAGCAAGCCCTGTTTATTCATCCAGTGCGTTTTGGTCATACATTATTTTAAGCAAGTGCTTGCATGGTGATGGCTTTGCACGGATTCATCGTGTTACGCCTTACACAGATGATGTAAAAATGCTTGAACCGTTGCATCCGCTAAATGTGCAAGTGTGCCTTAACCAAAATGATTCAAGCCGTAGATTGTATGTTGTGACTAACAACCTAACAGGCATTACCGAAACGATTGACCAAGACGATATTTTACACTTTAGCGGCTTAGGGTTTAACGGCTTGCGTAGCATTAGTCCATTGCGTTACTCGTTAAAGTTTGCAGGCGGCATTGCCTTGGCCGCTGATAATTTTAGTGCTGATTTTTTTGGCGAAGGTAACAAGCCTGAGTTTGTGATTAAGACTCAAGATGCAAAACTAAATGAAGACCAAAAAGCAATCATTCAAAGCGCGTGGGCAGATTTAATTGCAGGTAACAGACGTAAACCAGGTGTGCTTGGCAAAGGCATGGAGATACAAGAGCTAACGCTCAGTGCCGAAGATGCTCAATTAATTGCTACACGTCAATTTCAAGTTGAAGATATTGCCCGCGCTTTTGGTGTGCCGCCATTCATGATTGGCCACACAACCAACACCACAAGCTGGGGCAGTGGTGTGGAGCAAATGGGCATAGGCTTTGTAAAGTACACGCTAAGTCGGCACTTGGTTGGGATTGAGCAAGAGTGCAATCACAAATTATTTATGCGGCCTTATTTTTGCGAATTTATGACCGCAGGCTTAGAACGTGGTGACACCATAGGCCGCTTTAATGCGTACCGTGTAGCATTGGGTAGGGCAGGCGAACCTGGCTTTATGACAGTGAACGAAGTTCGTAAGGCCGAAAATTTAGCCCCTGTTGTGGGTGGTGATGTGTTGGCAGGCATTATGCCAACAGTTTTAGAAAATACAGAGGCTTAACATGGCACAACTCTATCAATTGTACGCGCTTAATCGCACAGCTAATCGCCGTTTTGAGGTGGTGACTAATGCGGTCAATGCAGACGAAGCAACTATCTACTTGTACGATATGATTGTTAGCACTGATGATGAAGCCGACTGGTGGGGCGGTGTTAGCCCGATGAATTTTATTAAAGAATTAAGCAACATCACTGCAAGCACTATTCATTTACGTATCAACTCACCGGGCGGCGATGTGTTTGCCGCACGTTGCATTGAACAAGCTATTACTGAATGTGGTAAAACGGTGATTGCTCATATTGACGGTTTGTGTGCCAGTGCTGCTACCTATATTGCTTTAGCGTGTAGCAAGGTAATGATGGGTGAAGGCTCTTTGTTTATGATTCATAATGCGTGGACGATGGCATGGGGTGATAAAAACGACTTAACCAAAACCGCAACCCTACTTAATAAAATTGATGGCACATTAGCCAACAGCTATGCCAAAAAAACAGGCAAAGATACGGCTGATATTGCAGCACTAATGGACGCTGAAACATGGTTTGCAGCACAAGAAGCCCTTGATTATGGCTTTATTGATGAAGTTTCCACGACAGAAACAGCCAAAAACACCGCACAACAGGCTAAAAACTGGCAGTTAAACGTCTATAAAAACGCACCAAAAGCCGTATTTACCAAACAACCACCACCAAATGACCCACAAAATACCCCAAAACCAACTTCTAAACCTGCTGTTTTTGACAAACAACAGGCTTTAAATCGCTTAAATCTTGCTTGTATTTAAGCAAACTTTGAAAACATAGCCGCATTCAGCGGCTTTTTTTATGCCTAAAGAGAAGTGAACTATGAAAACTATCGCTGAATTGCGTGCTTTTATTAAAGCAAAACATACCGAAGCTAAAAACTTGGTAGAAAATACCGCGTCTAATGAGTGGACCGAAGAAAATCAAGCCACTTATGATGCACTTTTGGCGGAGATTGATGCGGCAAAAGCTCAAATTGACAACATTCAAAAGTTGGCTAACGCCTTAACCCAAGAAGAAGCCACTGAAGAAGCCGATGCTGCCGCGCACAATGCACGCAACAAACACCCTGCCATTGCCAAAAGCCGTGCTTTATTCGCTAAGTGGTTAAAAGGTGGTGACAAAGCCATGTCTGCTCAAGATTGGGCGGATATTCGTGCAACTATGTCCACAACCACAGGCAGTGAAGGCGGTTACACCGTACAAACCGATATTGCCAAAACCGTTGCTGATGCACTTAAAGAATACGGTGGTATTCGTGCCGTGGCGACTGTCATTCAAACCGAAATGGGCAACCCAATGTCGTTCCCAACAAGCGATGGCACAAGCGAGATTGGTGAGCTGATTCCAGAAAACACTTCTGCGAATGATTTAGATCCAGTGTTTGGCACTGTGGCTCTTAACGTTTTCAAGTTTAGCTCCAAAGTCGTTGCTGTACCGCTTGAGTTGTTAATGGATAGCTCTGTTGACATTGAAGCATTTGTATTAAAACGCATTACAGACCGTTTAGGCCGTATTACTAATCAATTATTTACAACTGGTACAGGCTCTAACCAGCCGCGTGGCTTGGTTACAGCTTCTACCGTTGGTAAAACAGGCGTAACAGGTCAAACAACCACCATTACTTATGAAGATTTGGTGGATTTGGTACACAGTGTTGACCCTGCTTATCGTGCAAGTAGTCAATGCGGTTTTATGCTGCATGACACAACTATGCGCGAAATTCGCAAGCTCAAAGACGACACTGGCCGTCCTGTCTTTTTGCCCGGTTATGACGGCTTAGCCGAAGCGATGCCTGATACCATTCTTGGCTATCCAGTAACCATTAACCAAGATATGCCTGTGATGGCTGCCAGTGCTAAGTCTGTGTTGTTTGGTGATATGAGTCGTTATTATGTGCGTGATGTATTGCAAAACACATTACACCGCTTTGAAGATTCTGCCTACGCCAAAAAAGGTCAAGTTGGCTTCTTAGCGTGGGCGCGTAGCGGTGGCAACTTGATTGATGTAGGTGGTGCAGTTAAGCATTACGCCAACTCTGCCACTTAATATCAACAATCAAAAGGCGCGTCATGCGCCTTTTTGTTTTAGGTGAAACATGAAAACCATTATCACTGTACCGTCAACCGAGTTAGTTGTTTCGCTCAATTTGGCTAAGCAACATTTGCGCTTAGACACCGATGACGGTACGGACGATGATTTGATTAAACACTTAATTGAAGTCGCTACCGAAAGAGCTGAGCATCAACTAGGTCGTTCGTTATTAACCAAAACTTATAAAACCATTGCCGATCATGGTGACAAAATAAAACTCATACCGAATTTGTTAAGCGTATTAAGTGTTGTGGCTACTAATTCAGACGATACAACAACAACATTAACAGGTGCGGATTATTTAATTAATCAAAATAGTTTAGTACCCGAAGTTATGCATATGGTTTTGGTTGAAGCCTCTATTGCTGTGACTTACACCGCAGGCTATGGCAATGCCGATGCAATTCCTAAAGCCATTAAGCAATGGGTGTTAGTTGACTTGGCAACGCTTTACGAAAACCGTGAAGCTGTCATGAATTATGGTGTAAACAGCGTGCCTTATGCGTTTGTTGATGGCTTGCTTGACCCGTACCGAGTTCAATACTAATGCAAACACCCATTGGCAAACTACGTCACCGCGTCACCTTCCAACGCCTTACCAAAACACGCGGCCTAAGTGGTGGTGAAAAAAACGAATGGGTTGATGTGTGTACCGTTTGGGCGCGTGTGAGTCCGTTAAGTGGCAAGTACCTATTTGCAGCTCAACAAAATCATAGCGAAGTGACTGGCACAATAGATATGCGCTATCGAAAAGACATAAACGCTGAATTAAGAGCCGTTTACGAGGGCAAAATTTATCATATTCATGCTGTGATTGACTTTGAGCTACGCCATAAAGAGCTAAAACTCATGGTTAGCGAAGGCGTTATTGAGTAAAAGCCATGACCCAAACTGTAACAGTCACAGGCTTAAAAGAACTTGAGCAATCATTAAGTCAATTACAAGGCAAGGTTGCTAAAAAAGCCTTAGAAATTGCGGTTAAAAGTGGGACTAAAGTCGTTTTAGAAGAAGCCAAAGCACGCGCACCTTTGGGCATTGTTCCTCATAAATTTAAAGAAAAAGGCGCAGTTATCACTGTTAAACCTGGTAATTTGCGTAAGTCTTTAAAACAACGTGTGTACCGTGGTCAACGTGCATCAATGGGTAACATTCAATCTATTATTCCCCTTGATGGCCGTGCGTTCTATGGAAAGTTTCAAGAATGGGGATGGAAAGCCAAAGGTGGTCGATACATTGCTCCGCAAAGGTTTTTAGCACCAGCTTGGCAAGCCAAAAAAAAAGAAGCACTGGATCAATTAAGCAAACGCTTAGGCGAAGAAGTCGAAAAAGCAGCAAGAGAGGCGGCTAATGCGCGT